CTTGATCAGTTCCTGGATTTGCCTGTTCCTGCCAGAAATCATCTGCTGCGCTAGCAGCATCCTTTAGAGCTGGGATAAATGCTTGAAGGGCCTTAGCATTTTCCTGGATCTTCTTAGTTGCATCGGCAGTAGATTGTGCATAACCATTAGTTGAAAGCTTAGCAGCATCCAAACCGAAAATTGTAGCGTAGGTCTGTGCAAGCTTTTGCTTTTCTGCATCTGTTAGAGCATTACCAGATGAGGCAGCATTATTAACCGCCTTATTATATGCTTCCTGAACCTGAGTAGCAGTAAAGTTGGCATTTGAAAGAAGAGGAACAATATCTTTCATGCTATTGATCTTATTGATCTGTTCATCACTCAAATGCATTGCCTGACCAATAGCACGAGCTAGGTCAAGTTCAGCATTTGTCATCTTAGCTAGATCTTGGGCATTTGAGATAAAGTTTGCATCTTTTCCTTCATTACGCATCTTTGGAGCGTCTACAAAGTATCGATGATTCTTATCGTCATAGGTAAGCATTGACTTAATAGCATCTTGGTAGCTTCCCGCGAATTGCTGAGGAGCCTTCTGCTTGAGAGCTTCGAATGATTGCTTTGTAATATCTCCAATACTATCGGCCATCTGTTGAACAGCTACCTTACGATCAACACCATCAAGGTTGGCGAATCTATCAACAATTGTTTGAGCTTCACGCTGAATATCCGGCATGAACTTTGAAGAGAATTCTGTAGCCATGCTGTACTGATCGCCCTGGTGCGCGTAACTAAATCCTTGACGATCATTCAAAGCCTTTGAATAAATATCCTTGAATCGTGAAGCTGAATCCTTGGCAAAGGCATCAAGATCACCCTTGGCATTATCAAATTGCAAGCGCACCTTTATTTGAGCCCAAATGTCATCCTGTTCTTTCAATGACTTTCCGGCAGCAGTCAAAGCAGCACGCAAAGACTTTTCAATTTCGGTAGCATTAAAACCTTGACCTTGCATACGGAATACTTCGTTCATTGCGTTACCGAACAAGTCAGTTCCACTAGATTCACGCAATGACTTCAAAAGTGCTTGAGTCTTTGGATCTTCAGAAGCACGTAGTGAGTTAGCAAGTGAATCAACAGTATCTTTAACCTGTCCAGAAGCATCCTTAATCTGACCCCATTGAATACGAGACTTACCCAACAGGGTAACCCATACATCAGTAGAGTTGTTTAGGTTATTCTGATATTCACGCTGCTCCTGCTGCTTTGCTGTAATAATGGAGAACAGGGCTGTCACGCCAGCAATACCAGCACCAATTGCCAATCCTACTGGTCCAAACAGTTTGCTTACCATGCCACCAATACCAGAAGTAAGACCCTTTAATTTACCACCTACACCACCGCTGGCCCCGAGCATATTTTCAATAATCTTCATACCCTTAACTTTATTACCAATGGTGCTTAGGAGTGGGCCAATTGTTGTCAATCCAATTGCAGCCAAGCTAATGTAATTCATCCACTTCTCAAATGAAGATCCGGAATCGGCAGCCATTCCGGCAATTCCTGTTACAGTAGCAAGACCAAATCCAACATTCTGATTAAATACCTTCTGGAATTTTCCGGCCTTTTCAACATTATCTGCGACATTGTTAGTTGCAACAGCTACGCTGTTCCAACCTTCCTTTAGAGCTTTCTGATCATCCTTACTTGCAAATCCGCCGAATTTTCCAGTTTCAGTATCAAACTTTTGCCATCTTCCAGAAGCATCTTGCTTGAATGATCTGCCAGCAGCAGTCACAACTTGTGCTTCGTTATTTCCAGCGGCTACAGCAGCAGCGCGTACGGCCATTGCCTGTTCCTTGAGTGATGCACTCATGGCAGCAGTTTCAGCATTAATTGCAGCAGTAACAGCACTCTTTCGCTCATTAATTGCTGCTGTAAGCTTTGCCTGCTGAGCTTCAATTTCCTCATTAAGCTTGTTGAATTGCTCACGGCCTGAAGGTGAACGGAAAATCATTCCTCCGGCAAATGAAGATGACTTTGTAACCTTACTTGGATCATTCAACAATTTGGTACGTTGAGCATCAAGTTCGGCAACACGTGCGGCGGCATCCTTTTCTGCCTTCATCGCATCGTCGCGTCTCTTCTTGAGCGCATCAAAATCCGTGTAGGCACCCTTGGTAATCATACTCTGCGCAGCAGCAGCATTCATACCTGTATAGGCGGCCTGTAATTTATCTAGATTATAAATCAAAAGCTGAGTAGTTTGAGCCTGTGTGAGCATAGCTCCATTTAGAGCTTTTGACTGAAGTTCCGCAGCTTTTTCTTCAAGAGTCATGGTCTTATAACCCTTACCGATAGACATGAACCAGGCCCCGGCCTTCATTACAGAACCAACAAGGTTACCAACCAAACCAACAATCATTAACAGTGGTCCGGCGAGCGCGGTCATCCCGCCCAGAATCAATGCAGCCCACTTAAGTGGTTCAGGAAGCTTATTAAAGAAATCCATAACGCCACTAAATCCCTTAATAATCTTAGTGGCGAGCTGAATTGCAAACTGACCAAATGCCTGCAATTGAGCCTTAAATGATTCTACAGCAATGGTAAATTGACCAGAAGCTGAGTGTGTTAGTGCCTCTTCGTGCTTTCTTGCAATAGCTGCTAGTTCTGCATCAGTCTTCTGACTTAACGCCTTTGCTGCGTTTACCGCACCATTTTTATCCTGAAGACCCTGTAGCAAACCAGTAATACGTGATGACTGGTAAATACCTACTACCTTAGAAATTACTCTTTGCTGATCTTCAAGAGCAATATTACCACCCATAATTGCATCTGATAATGCTTGGAATACCTGTAGTGGATCACCCTTAGCCTTCTTAACCAATTCATCCAAATCCTGGCCAGTTTGCTGTAGGAATGTTTTCTTTGCTGGCTCGGTTGGATTAAGAATACGGTTCATAGCTGTCTTGATGGCGTTAGCACCTTCAACAGTAGAAATACCACGTTCCTTGAACGCGGTAAGCAAAGTAGTTGTATCCTTTAGGGTACCACCCAGCTGAGCAACCATAGCACCAGCAATAGGGATAGAGTCAACCAAATCTTGCAAGTTGGTTGGGGTTGCAGCTTCAACAGCGTTCAGGTAGTTAACTGATTTAGCTACATCCTCTGTAGACATTTTCCAAATAGACTGCATTGAAATAACAGCCTTGATTGATTCCGCCTGGTCAATGTTACCTAGAGCTGAAAGCCTTTGAGCTTCTGTGGTAAGCTGCATCATTTCTTGACCTTGCTTACCGGCAGCAGCTAGTTCACCCATTACATCAAGGCTGGACTTTACTGAAACACCAAGACGCTTTGTGATATCCATGGAAACCTGCATTGCGTTGTCACGAAGACCCTTGGTTGACCCATCGTATACCTTTTCAATGTGAACCATTGCCTTATCGACGTCAAGAGCATATTTTCCTGCCGCCGCAGCAGCCATAGTAAATGGAACTGTCAAACCAACGCTAAGCTGTCTACCAGCCCACTGAGTATTCTTACCCCAGTCTTGGACCTTTGTTCCTAAACCACTTAGAATATCTCCATAAGCTTGAGATACACGGTTTAGCTTTTCAATTGATGTTACAGAACTTTCAATAGATGCTGAGCTTGGAACAGACATGGCATGAATACCATTACCCATTGGGGTTGAGGTAGAACGAGCAATTCTTGCTTGCTGGTCCGCGATTTGCTGCGCACCAGTCTTCCATGCATCAATATACTGAGAAACAGAAAGCTTACCAGCCTTGATCTTACTGGTAAGCAAATCTGCCTGGCGAAGACCTTCATCCCACTGGAATTTAGGGGCAGCGATCTTTCTTAGCTCATTAGAAATGGCAGCAAAATTGGCACCGTTAAGTGAGCCTACTTGCTTCTCTAGCTTATTAACGGATTTTGACAATGCTTCCGCAGCAGCCATTGCCTGTGCGGTATTAGCGGTGACATCAAAATTAATGCCAATATTTGCTGATGTTATTCTACTCAGTCCTCATCTTCATCAATTATATTAATCAAACCATCAAGTTCGATCTCTTCTTCGTTTATACCAAGTACCTTTGCTTCTGCGCGGCGCTTAATATCTTCGAATTCGGTGTTGGTAGCTCCCTCATCCAAATCAATGCCCTTAAGAGCGGCAGTGAATTTGCGATCCTGATGTACTACTTCGTGCGCCTTTTCGTACATCTTGATTACCTCTTCCCTGGTTAAATGTTCTTCTAGATCATCAAAGTTTTTATATGCTCCAGGATAGCGATAAAGGAGTTCCGCTTCCAATTCGATTAGCTCATCCCAGCCGCCATCGCCGCCTGAAGATTTGGGTCCCCAAGCTTCACCCCACCGGCAACTTCAAGGATATAGGTGATTGTAGGATAATCGACATAATCAGCAACCTTATCAGGATCTGATAGTTTTGGTTCGAATGTTTCCATACAAAAAGCGACTGCATTAATTAGAACATCGAGAAATTCTGTTCTTTCCTCAACAGGAACTTCGTCTTCAGCTTCACGCTGTTGAGTATTTAGAATTTCGGCTAGCTTACGAAACTTCTTAATGGTAAGGGGGTGAATCTTGATAGGAATCTGTTTTCCTTCTTTATCTTCCCAGCCTTGCAAAAAGATGCTTTCTTCGTCGTAAACCTTTTTTGTCATTTATTAAATACCTTTCATGTACTGTCATAATTTTAACATATTGTAATGGGCAAAGCAAAAAGGCTCGAACCGAAGTTCGAGCCCCTTGCATAAAACGACTATCAAGCAATTGCTGTAATAACACGGTCGCGAATGGTTCCATACTCAGCACCTGAAACAGTACTTGGAAGCAAACGGAATGTTACTGGGAACAATGTAGCTTCGTTACGCTTTAGGGAGTGAGTGGTAGCTTCAACGCTAAGAGCACGACGTACGTGGTAAATACGCTCACGCTTCTTGTTATCCTCTGCTGGAGTGGTTGGATTGTAGGTACGTGGTGAGTTACCAACGAATACAATCTGACGTTCAACAGGCTCAATACCAAGAGCACCAGCTTCAATACCAAGAACTTCTTCCTGCTTTGGTACAGAGACACCATCAAAGTCCTTTGTTACGTCACGAGAAACACCGGTAACATCATCAATGTTAACTGGTGCGGCTCCGTAACGACGACGTGAAGAGCCTCCCTGTGCCCAAACAACCATGAGGTTTTCAAGAGTAGCTTCAGCGAAGGTAGTCTTAACTGTCGCGGTCATCTTCTGCTTGAATAGCTTAGCAGCATCAAGTAGCTGGTCAACTTCTACTTCACCGTAGTCAGGAGTATATGCGAATTCCACACCATCAGATGTGTATCCAGTTGAGCGCCAGTTGTTAGCGTCGGCATCTAGACTACCAGTAAAAGGAGTACCGCTAGTACTTGCTGGCAATGCAACAGAGTTCCAACCAGGACTGGTTGAGTCCGCAGCAGAAAGGTAAACCGCAGCAGCACCAATGATAATGTTACGATCCTTAAAATTAGGCATTTTTATTTTTCACCTCCGTTAAATTTGAGTTATAGGTACAGCGTCTTCTTCCGTTTATTATTATTCCAGTGGAGGTGTTATTAAGCAAATTAAATGCGCATTCCAAGACCATAATCATTATTTCCCCAGTCATCTGCTCTTCCCGGACCCTCAAAGGTTGCTGCATAATCAATGACAATCATTGAACTATATAATCCACCTTCTTCTCTGGCGGGAAATGGACCGGCGATAGAATCTATACAAATATATTTGAAATCGAATGGATATACATCATCATGTCTGAAGAAATAGTTGGCATCATAAGCAGACCAATCTTCACGCCCACAAAGATCTCTAACAAATTCTCCTATTTCAAATAACTTATTTGTATCTCCTGAATAGAGAATATAGGTCACTTTTCCGTTATAACTCCAGGTATCCAACGGTCTACCGGAATTAACTGAATAGGTGGCTAGAGGGATGTGGTTGAATCTCTTTGAATTCTTATTGTAGATATTCATTATCTCAGACTGTTGCCCACCCGGTGACATAAAAGGAAGAGGAAAATCTGTTGTACTGGTGGCAAGAGAAGTTATATATTCATCCTCTTGAGGTATAATTTCTTCATCTAGGTCAGCCGGACCTCCGAAAACCTTTATTCCACGTAATCTGTTTTCCACAAAACTATTAAGCCAGTAAACTGGAGATTCATCATATTTCTTCATCCTGCACCAATACCCTTCTGTTAGCAGCAGCCTGTGCATAATTTCTTGTTAGACTTTGCTGCAAAGTTTTATTAAATGAAGAATCTAATCCAGATGCAGTAAGGCTGAATTGCTTCTTGGCTTGTTTTGTAGTTCTTACATTGGCAAGTTTCTTTTCTACCTCACGGCGGACTGCCTTAATAGTAGAAGAACCAATTTCTCTATTAAGGATATTGACTGGCTCGGTACTTCCGAACCACCCCTCAAATTCCTTTGTGAACGCTCCCCACGCGCGTGGGCTACCAGCTCTCTGAATATTAACTGTTCCACTGTGGAAGACAACTCCATCACGAACATAAGCGTCGCCATTAGATCTACCTGTTCCAACATGACCCTTTGCTTCGAACACAAGAGCCTTCGCAACAACCGGCGAGATTTGTACAGCCATTCCATATTCAATGATTGGAGCCTTCCATACGAATTGATGTCTTTGTCCAACACCAACGGCACGTAGTTTAGGAGAAACTGGAACTGTTGATTTAGAAGCTTTAAATGAGAATGTCATCTCTCTGTGTCTACCACGACCACGTAAAATATGCTTCCATAGTCGTGCGGAAGGATCACCTACACGATTCCATTCATACATATGACCTAGTTCATGAGCATGAGCCATTGCCTCTTTAGACATATGAACAATGAATTCTGCGGTAAGAATTATATTTGCATATTTAACAACATCATCGACATGCAAATCAGTATCAATTACACCAGCAACTCCATTAATCATCTGAGCAACTGCAAACATTTTTCCAGATTCCAGATCAATTTCAAACATCAATTTCACCTTGTTCTTCAGCACGGGTCAATAGGGTTTGCCATTCAAAAATACGACCAAATGGATCTACTGACGGAGCAGATCCATTAACGTTGTACCAAGTAGGTGGAGCATCGGTAATATCGATTTCTTTAAAAATTACAACGCCATCAGCATCTCTAATATTTGTAATTTGGGATGCTCTACCAAGATCTTCACTTGTATACAACAAGACAAATGACATCTCTTCGTAGGTTGCCCCGAATTTTTCACTAATTGCTTGAGCTTTGAAGCTAGTTGAAGAAAAGGTTTCAAAGTTACAATCAATTGTTTTCTTAAATCTCCATTTATCCTCGATTTGTCCAGACCTTGTTCTTTCTCGGACATTCTCGTAAAGATCTGCCTTGAAGGTATAAGAAGCTGACGCGATGAAGCATCCGCCCAACATTAGATCACCGCCAGGCCAGGGTAATTTCTATAATCTGCTAGCAAACTATCTGCTGTTGCATCGCCTGTACCCTCAAATGCCAGATCACTAAATGTGAAGCTACGTTCACCCATCTTCATGGATTTAATGTAACGATCTCTATATTTATGATCTTGACATAGGAAATTTGCAGTAAGAATTTTAGCCGCCTCGGCGACTGGACCGGGAACTGATTCATAACCCCATAGACCTGTGATGTTAAATGTAACATTACGTCTAAACACTGGAGTTGGATTATATACCGGGTCAATGTATACGTTATTTGGCTGAAGGCGAAGAACCCAACCGTCAGCAGCTATTTCGCGTATATATTCTTGAGAGTAGAGCAATCTACCGCTAACTGGAATATCGCCTTCTGACCAGGTAATGTCATCAAGACGGGCCAATCTCCACGGAAGCTTTAGATTGTCATTTGCATTTCCTTCTACAGGAAGAGTAGTTGTAATTGAACCAAATCGTTGGCCACAATAAGAATCAATTACGTAACGAGCAACACGCTCTGATTCCAACCAATCCGCGTATGTTTTGCCTAATTCATAAAACTCATCAAATGAACAATACGGTGTAACTACTGCGTAGTATTCTTTTACCGCAAGGGCATTTGATCCAATAGTAAATGACCAGGTTACCTCAAGAACTGTCTCACTAGCGACAAATAATGTCGGAACGGTATATTTGTACCTTCCCACCGCCACCTTTTCAGCAGCATCAGTCATTGTTATGCCACCCGACGTAATAGTTACGGTTGGTACCGCTGGTGAGCTAATAGGATCTGTTAGGACACCACCAACAAAAATATTGTAGGTTATGTCGTTAAGGTTGTTCTTGAGGATTTCTTTCAAATTTATTCACCTGTAATTATTTTAACACAATCAGCCGTAAAAATCTCTGGCTTCCTGTGGGCTTGCAATTCTAAATCCAGGATAGAAATCTATAATTCTCTGAGCAGTTACCTCATCTACTACTTGATAAGGGTGTGCCTGAGTAAAGGTAATACCCTCAACCTCAAGACTACGATTCTGTCTATCCATTTTTAGCAAAACCGGGCCGCCTTCTTTAAAACTAGATGGCTGACTTGCCTGGTTCTTATTTGCTTCTTCTTCCTCGATAAACTTCTTATAGGTATCCATGGTAATACCCTGGTCTTCCAGAGCCTTTACAAGATCCTTTTTCACTGCGTCTTCATCAACGTCAACTTCAAATTTATCTACAAGCTTCCAAAGCTCTTGATTCTTTAACTGTGCTAATCCCATTCTGCACCTCCGCGTATATTGTAGCACAAATGCTGAGAGGGGTCCCGTGAAAAGGGACCCCTCTAGCGTCTTATTTAGTTATCACGCAACAAGAACGTCACGAAGTACAACGTAAGCATCAAGGTTTTCGATGTTTACACCTGCACGACAGAATACGGTGTATTCAATTGCGTCCTTCTTTGGCTTAAACTCACGGTGAACAGTAATATCACGCTTAATACCTAGAACACGGTTAAGTGGGAAGGTAAGTTCAACGTGACCATGTGGACCTGATGATCCGGCACCTGAGTAACTACCGTGGTCAGTTTCAGTGAATAGCGGAACTTCCTGAAGCCAAACACCGAAAGGCTTACCAGCGACGAATCCTGCACTACCTTCAGTACGGATTGGGCCGTCTAGAGCACGGTCAGCTAGCGGACCTGACCATGGGTCAGCACCTGCACCAGCCTGAACGAAGCTGTATAGGTAATCCTGGATAGCGTTAGAACCAGTGTAGAACTTGAGCTCTCCACGCTTCTGCATAAACTTACGAGGCATAGCCTTAAGCATCTTGTTGAATGCTGCAAGGTTAAGAGCTGCACCACCGTGGCTAACCACGTGAGCACCTGCAATCGCAAGCTTGTACCATCCATCAAACGCCTTAAGAGTACCATTAGAACTTGTGGTATCACCGTTGATTGCGATGTCCTCAAGGTCGTTTCCGAACTGAGTAGCCATCAAACGGGCAACATGGTCTTCAAGGTCGTTTCCTTCAAGGTTATCCTCAAGGGATTCAGTTGAAAGTTCGAAGTCTAGACGAAGCTTTACAGTGGTAAGGCTGATCTTGCTGAAGCTTACTCCAGCGTTCTCACCTGTATCCACGGCTTCGGTTGCAACACGAACTAGTCTTTCACCAACTGCCATCTTGTCGATCTCGGCTACGGGAGCGGTCATACGCTTAACACGGCAATCTCCATTAAGAAGAACAGTAGCGTCGAACATGTAATCGATGAATCGATTAGACTGATCTGGCTGTAGAATACCACCGCCTGCGGAACCGATCTCGGTAGTACGGATGACCTTTTCGAGAATAGTTTCACTCATTTTTGTTTTTCAACTCCTTTCTATTATAGAATTACTCTTGGTCATAAGATGTTGGAAGAAAACTACCTGACCATAAACTCTTGCTATCGTTGCTCTTCTTGAGCAACTCAGACTCTACGTCTGAAGACTTCTTACCGGCTGAACTCTTTTCTACAGTTTCGCCGAGTACGCCGAGACGCTTTTCTACGTCTCCAAGACCTTCCTTAAAAGACTTAACTTCCTTCTCAAGCTCGGTGTACTTACCGTGCATTTCTTCAAGACGATCGTTAATACTCTTTTCTACAGTTTCTACAGAGGTACGGACTGCATCTAGAGCACCTTCACGGGCTGATGCATCTTCGTTGGCCTTTGCTAGTGCACCCTTGATATCCTCAAGAGCCTTAGCAATACCTGCTAGATCTGGTTCATTAACTGGAGTAACTTCCTCGGAAACTTCCTCTTCAGCCTTTACTTCAGGGGCCTTATCGGTAGCAGTTTCTTCAACTGGCTTTACCTCTTCTTCCTGAACCTCTTGCTTTTGTTCATCTGACATTTCGGAACCTCCCTTCGCTACGTCCAAATTCTTTTCAAGCTTATTATTAGCTTGCAAAATCTTAGTGATGGAATCCTGGTCTGATGAACCGTCAGGCTCGAACCATCCTAGGTCTTCCATATCTCCAGAACATGCATAGCATTTCTGAACTACATCACTGGTATGGAAAGCAATCCTATCTTTTTCACACCAAAATACATTTTCGACAACAACATCTGCTGCAATTCCCTTATTTACCTTTTGAACTGACATGACATTGCAAAGTTCATTACCTGGATTATCAACAAGACTAAGTTCAATGAGACTATACTTGTTGATAATCCTTGCCATTCTATCGTCATCTGGCATGTATTGCTTGACAATTGCGTCTTCTGCAATAGGGCCGTAGATTGAGAATGCAGAAAGGGTACCATCTAATACCTTCTCCCAGGTATCTTGCGCACCCTTGCTTACATAAACATCTACATAAATTCCAGTATATGGGCGACCGTCTTCGCCAATGTATTCTTTTTGACTAAAGTTAACTACTTTTCCAACAGCACTTGACTTATCGTGCATTTCACGAACATTCCCACGGAATGTCTTAAAAGCTTCTAAGCTTGCTTCTGCTGTAACGATATCACCAGTCTGGTCTAGATTATCTAGAGTTGCCCAGCCCGAAACAATACGACGTTCCACGTCAATATTGTTCTTTTGGATTGGAATATTCAACCCAACTGTGTGTTCGCCTACAACGAATTGTGCTCTTTGCATAACAATCATATTTTAGAGGAATAGTTTTTATTTGGCAAATTATTCCTGTTTACCCTCAAATTAAGGTGCACAAAACCGCAATAGATAGCAATCATCAGGGCGACTATCCACCAGCCGGATTGCCAATTCAATATTAATGTCAAAACCATTAGTCCGAACCATACGTAAAAGCCAAATCCGGTTCCAATGGTTAGCGCATGCATTTTATCCATTAAAGCCCCCACTACAATGGTTGTACCAGGTACCGCCATGGCCGCCCCCACAATCCATTCATAATAGTGTTTTGTGCCGATCAATTCATTGCTCAAAGAATCAAAAGGAAGTATTAGCCATATTCCAAGTAAAACACTGAACATCCCAAGAATACTGATAACAGATGTATTAATAGGCTGGAGAAGGCGTTCAGCTATTTTATCCAAAATCATGGAGTCTTCCTACCGTCACCCTTAGCATTTCTAGAACCAGTATCACTTGCCCCCTGAGAAGCCCCTGCCGTGCGCTCTGAATCTCTAGTCCTATTCTGCATAGCCGCTGCTTTTTGATCTGCCATTGCTTGGGCGGCATTAGCCTGCCATGGCTCATTACCCTTTCCATCTGGACGTGCTGGTTGACCGCGACGTTGACGTACTTCATCAGGAACCACAAGTCCCATTCTGGTATCACGTTCGTCAATCTTAGACTGAGTATCGGCGTCAACCAAACTCAATTCATTAAGCTTGAACTCGACAACATCTGTCTTTTCACGGAACAATGGCTTTAGCTTCTTTTCGAAAATAGCCTGTTCTGGTCGAGAGTAGCCTTCCTTGAAAACCTTATCGGCATCTCTAGAGGCTGCAAGTGAAATTGACTTTCCGAAAACGCCTGCGCGTGATGGAGGAATTCTGTGTG